GGTGATTGGGCGACTGTACACAACTCTGTTCCTTGGAGTGAAAATTGCGGGATCCCAAATTTGGACCCGGACGATATTGGCATATAAATAAGCTTGGATCTGCATTTTTGTATTTATTAAAATTTTGGAACTTAACTACACCCACCTATTAGAAAAATACCCTTTTTTAACTTATCTAGTTTACGGGGGCAATGATTATATCGGCGTCGTGCAAAACGTAGATGATTTAATTACAACTATCTATGATTACGGCGCTTTGAGAACTCTAGAACAAAAAGAACAATTTTTGCTTTTAGCAGAAAACTGGTGGTGGGAAAGTAATAGGCTAGTGCCTATTAATGTGTTTTTGCGTACTGAATGGTCACCGTTTAAGACTGTGCTAAAAACAATGAACAGTAAGGATGTCCAAATTAAATTTGGTCCTTATGTTAGCTTAAAAGAAATAGCTAATAAAAGAAGTAAGAGGCGTAGTATTACGTTAATTAGAAAGCTCGGTTAACTGTAACCATAGCTAACTTGCTCGCAGATCAAATTCATATTAACTGCTACTAGATGTGCATACCCCACAGCGTGAGCTTTTTTGAAATAATATTCATCTCCGGCGGGCCGATCCCAAACAGTTTCAGCAACTTCCTGCCAAGTCCGTCCAATTAATTGTCGTTTGGCCGGACGTATAACAGCCAAAAACATAGCCAATCTAGGAATTGAATTCACTGGTTCTGGCATCTTAATTAATGTATCGTAGTGAGCACCTATGTGTATCAGGCGACTACAAAAATCACGATCATACAGCAGGTCCCATAAAGGTTCCTGCTCCATTAATTGTAGTAAGTGTTCTTCATTTTTAATCTGAGAATATAACCCAACATTAAGAACATCTACTTTGATATAATCAAGTTCTTCGGCCGCTTCATAGTCTATGCTTGCGCGGCCTGTGTAAGGGTCTACTGGAATTTCTGTAAAATACACTCCAGTATTATGTTTTGTATTTTTATCTTCACGTATTATAGAAGCATTTGTATGTGCCAGCACAGTTAATGCTTGGTCCCTATTGGCCACATCAATGTCAATGTCAGACTTAAATTTCATAGTCCGGCTTCCTTTAATACATGCTTGCACCATTCTGTGTCAGCTACGTAGTCTTGAAATTTGCGATTCCAATGATCAGGATCGACCCAAGGAAGAACAATGGCCAAAAGAACCTCGTCAAGACTTTCAAGAAACTCAATACCACTACTGCAATTATAGAGTACCCAAGGACTAATGCGGCCAGTGGTAATATGATGACAAATCCTATTATGATTACCGTACTTAAAGTAATGGCTAAAGCTAGCAAGACCGCTATCTCCCCCGGCGTATTCCTCCATAGTCTTGAGGCCACGTTCAAGTGCGTCCTGGACCGCTTCCTTTTTAATATATTCATGTAACCATTCCTCATAAAAACTATCCTTGCACCAAAAGTCTAGTTTTTTATTATTCTTTAATAGCCAAGACGTAAAGCTGTTACTGTTAACACAGCGAACAGCAACCAGGTATCTGCCGAAACGAACAAAAGCATTGTAGTACGGACTTGCCACAAAGTCAGTGTAGCTTTTAAGCCGTGCGCTACCTTGTGTGGTTTCATAAAATTGAAGGTATGCTCTAAGTCCAAATTGCACTCCTGTTTCTGATTCTTGCTGCCAGCGTCTTTTTTGTTCGCAAAGATGTGCAGTAAGAGTAGACTCTTTGCGAAATGTCTTGCTACAGTATTTACAAACGAATTCGGTCACTTTGTTTTAATATCTTGATCTTCCCAACCATGTGCTTTGGCCAGTTGTTTTATAGACTTGGCGTCGTTCAGTTGAGCCAGTAGTTCTAGTTCGTCTGCTTTAAGATTGGGATATAGCTGTTTTAAAATCTTTGTGTTAGCATTGTTAGATTCGGCTTTTTTAGGAGCGATCCAATAATGTTTTTGTGTGCCCATGCCAGGACTAACTGTGGTACACAATAACCATTGTAATTCTTTGTGCTTGGTAGTAGATACTTCAAAAAAGTTTACGTTTACACGTTCATTAGTTGAGCGTAAATACCACTCCTGTAAATCTGCGGATCCTTCTACGCTGGCAGCATAACGCATGATAATATAAGGACTAAACTTTTTACGTTCTTCTTCAGTCAGCTCGTTGTAGAACGGTCTGTGCTTACTATCAAGCACACGCATTTCATTGTTAATTGTAAGTTTATCGCTCATACCGGATGATGTAAAATTGATTGATCTTGTTTTTGTAATTCGTATAAAACTATAACACGTTCAAGTGCGTCTTGTAAAGCAGGATTGGTTTCAGCTGCTCTATGTATTTCTCCCCATAATCTAGCATGGTGTAGATCTTTAAGTAGCTTATCCGTATCATAGTCCCTGCCTATTTCAAATCTTTTATTAGGCGGGTCACCAATCTTACGAGCGTAGGTAATGCCATCGGCTTTTTCATAAATGTAAGAAGTGTTTGGTTCTAGTTGACTCATCTAAAGAAAAATTGAATACTATATCTTAAATTCATAAAATCTATGAATTGTCCTTGCACTTGACCAACAGCATGTTGGTATTTGGCCGGAAAAATTACTAAACGATTATTTACACATTCAATAGTTGTATAAGAACCTGGAGTATTTTGATCCAAGGTACTATCAGAAAGTAAAAAGTCTCCGCCGGTAAACCCCTTGGGTTCCTTGTAGGCAAAATAATTCCATGTGCAATGTCCACCTAAGTCAGTATGCCAGTTGTAATAATCTCCTGTCACGTACTGACTGAGTAATATTTCGTGTTGCTTGTTTGTATGATCTAGTTCTTCGATATCTGTTTGTATATCATACATATGATTTCTAAAAAGATTTACTATATCACATTCAAACGGATCAAGCCATATGTTACCATTACGTTTGTAGTCTAAATTAAACTCTTGTTCACCTGCAGGGTTGGTTACTGTACCATAGGAAAAAGCAGACAATTGCTGTTCTATATATTCAAGCACCTGTAGATTTTCTTTAGTGCTTAAAAAATTGTCCACAATAATGTGCGGAACAGGATCATATAGTTCTCTAATTACCATGCTTTATTATAATTAACCACTTCGCTTTGTCTACTAATCTCTTTAACAAAATATGCACACTGAGGATGGTCACTGTTATCCAACGGCACCGCTAGCATTTGTCCTGGTTTAAGTTTAGGAAAGTACCATTTAACATCTTGATAGATATCTACTATTTCAACTGGCATGAACTCGGGCCTAAAGCTGCTTAACGGATTAAATGTAAACACACTAAATCCACGATCATTAATACTGGTCAATGGAACAACTTCAAGGTCGCCTAGATCCGGTTCCCCAATTAGTAGTTGCCAATCAACTGGCATCTTGATTGTATTCTCGCCTATTTTTAATACCAGTGCAGGGCTATTAAAACTTTCTAAAAAGATTAATGGTATGTAATAATAGTCTGGCTCCTTGGGATCAGAGTTATCAAAAACACAAAATCTCAAGTCTCCAATTTCGTCTGGAATCTCGTCCATTTCAAATGCTGTATTGTCTAGTGTAAGTATTCTCATTGTTGTAATAGTAAAATTGCTGCTTTTTCTTGTGTGACCAAATCAGTGTGAAACGTATATGGCTCGTTGGGATGTTCTCGTGCATGTTGATAAACAACAAAATCTTTGTCTAATACTGTATACTGTATATAATTCTTTTGTAATTGTACTAAAAAATATTCTAAATTCCAACGATCTGTTGTGCTTTTTAGCACAGGATCGAACATTTCAGTGTAGTATTGTTTTACTGCTAATCTTTGTGCCGATGAGAGTGGATACTTGTCTTTGATGTCTGCTTCTTCGCCAACAAATGTTGGTATGGTATCGCTCACATATTGTCCATTTCTAAAGTGAACTAAACTGATTGTGTCTAGATGTTCACTTGTGAGTTTTAATTCTGTTCTTGCAGAGTCAGTGGTGCCAATGATAACTCTGTCTGCTTTTACTCGTATTGCGTGTTCAATTTGAAAACATATATCTGTATTACTGCACCCCGGGCGAGCCAAACTTATAGCCCCCATTATTTCACTGAAATGTCGACCGGGTGCCCGAGGATCTGGAGCCATGAAGCTGTCACCACAGACCGCAATCATTGCCACTCGGCCTTTTCTACAGTGAAGGGATAGTTGGCTTCTTTATAGAAAGCTTTTCGTTTGGTTAGATGTCGTTTTGCGAACTTGCAGGAACTTGTTATGTCCCAGATTTGCACAAAGTCTTTATCCTCTGCACGGCGTATTCCCCGCCCAATGCTTTGTATAACTCGTACAAAAGATTTGCCAGGCTCAAGTAAAACAAGATTAAAAATGCGGGGAATATTGATACCAACAGCAGCAACGCCGTAAGTGGCGATGATGATTTTGTTTGATGCTTCCGCCACTTCGTCATAGTGTTCTTTGCGCTCCCCGGCTTTGGTTGCTCCAGAAACAAATACACTACCAGGGAGTCGTTCAGCCAGTGCCCGACCTGCGCTAATTCTATCTACTAGAATAAGTGTATTGCCCGAATCAACAATTGTACTTATCAACTGTGCAATATAGTCCAGTCTTTCTGCTGTCTCTATTAGATATTTTAATTCGCTTTGATAGTTAGTGTACTCTTTGTGATCCGCTAACTGCACTACATTCACATGACATTGTGCTAGATGCCCGGCTTCTTGCAGTTCGCTAGCACTCAATTGCCCCACAACTGGCCCAAGCATACAGTTAATACTTTGTCTCGCGTAATCTTCTTTGGGGATTGTTCCAGTTAGTCCCCAGCGGATGGGCACTTGTGCAAATGGTCCACTGAGTAATGTTTTTAGTGCATCGGCTTTTGCTTGATGGGTTTCGTCTACAATAACTGCAACAACACCTTCCAAGAATTCACCTATGGTAATATCAGCTTCGGCGTTCTTGGTGTTCTTTAACAAGTTATTTAGGCTCTGCCAGGTGCATATAGTATGGGTTCTATTGTATTCCTTACGATCGCCAAAATACACACCCGCATCCAATTGCATGTTAACAAAGTCTTCTTCGGTCTGTGTAACTAGACTTTTGTTAGGCACAATAACAATGCTGCGACCATATGGGCTAACTGCATCAGCCAATGCAGCAGTAATAACAGTCTTGCCTGCACCTGTTGCCACTTCCTGTACACACTGTGGGTTGGCAAAGAACCTATTGATGATCTCGGG